ATGGCGGCGACGCGAGAGGTCGAAACGCCCGGTGCGGCGCAGGTCCCCGACCTCGCCCGGCTCAAGCGGTATTTCACCGAAGCCGAGCAGCTGACCCAGGAATCGCGCCGCAACAGCCTGACCGCGATCGACTACTATGACAGCGATCAGTTCACGCGGGAGGAGCTCCTCAAGCTGCAGGAGCGCGGACAGCCCGCCATCGTCATCAACCGCATCAAGCCGGCGATCAACAGCATGATCGGCGTCACCGAGCGGGGCCGTTCGGACCCCCGCGCCTGGCCGCGCAATCCCGGAAACACCGACAGCGCCGATGCGGCCACCGACGTGCTGCGCTTCATCGCCGACTACAACCGCTTCCGCAGGACCAAGCAGGGCTGCTTCAAGGACCTGCTGGTGCCCGGCACCATGGCCGCGCTGGTCGGCGTCGACGGCGACAGCCAGGTGACGATCACCCAGATCCGCTGGGAAGAGTTCTTTTACGACGCCCGGGCCCGGCGGCCGGATTTCAAGGACGCCCGGTACCTCGGCATCGCCAAGTGGATGTATGCCGACGACGTCGCGGCGCTCTACCCGGACAAGAGCGACCAGATCGCGAGCGCGGTCGACAATGCCCCGGGCGGCGGCATAGCCCCGGATGCCTCGTTCCAGGACCGGCCGCTGAGCGGACCGGGGACCGGCGGCGCCTGGATCGATCCCAAGCAGCGCCGGCTGCTGGTGGTGGAGATCTACTATCGGGATGGCGGCTGGAAGCGCGCGGTCCACACCGGCATGGACGTGCTGGAGCACGGCGACAGCCCCTATCTCGACCACAAGGGCCGGCCCGACTGTCCGATCGAGGCGATGAGCGCCTATGTGCGCCGCGACAACGGCCGCTATGGCGCGGTCTGGGACATGCTGGGCCCGCAGGACGAGATCAACAAACGGCGCTCCAAGAGCGTGCATCTGCTCTCCACCTCGCGCATCGAGGTCAAGGATCCCTCGGCCATCGACGTGGACAGCGATGTCGCCCGGCGGGAGGCGGCGAGGCCGGACGGGGTGATACCGTATGGATGGGGCCTGGCGCCCAACACCGTGGAATTCCAGGGCAACATGGAGATGATGGCCGAGGCCAAGGCCGAGATCGAACGCATGGGGCCCAGTCCGGCCGTCCTGGGCCGCAGCGACCAGGACGCGTCGGGCCGGGCTCTGCTCGCCCGGCAGCAGTCGGGACTGATCGAGCTGGGCAATCTCTACGGCGCCCTCGAGGATTGGGAACTGCGCATCTATCGCCAGTGCTGGGCGCGGGCTCGGCAGTTCTGGACCGCGCCGCAGTTCATCCGTGTGACGGACGATGAGGATGCGCCGAGATTCGTCGGCCTCAACCAGCCTATTCCCGGCGGACCGCCGACGGTGACGGCGCATCCCGAGACCGGCATGCCGATACTGCAGCCCGGCGTGCTCGGCTACAAGAACCTTGTCGCGGAGATGGACGTCGATATCGAGGTCGACACCCAGCAGGACACCGCCAACATCGCTTCGGAACAGTTCAGCGAGCTGATCTCGCTGGTGCGGATGAGCCCGGCCTATCAGCAGCAGGCGCCGCTTTCCCTGCTGATCCAGCTCTCGACCATCCCGCACAAGCGCAGCATCCTGGATCAGATCAAGCAGGCCGCGGCGCAGCAGCAACAGACCCAGGCGCAGCAGCAGGACATCGCCATGCGGCACGCCGAAGCCCAGCTGGAGAACACGCAGGCCGACACCCAGGCGAAGGCCGCGACCGGGTTCGCCAAGAGCCTGGACTCCCTGACGTATGCGCACGCCGCGCACGCCGATCACGTGGCCGCCGGCCTGGAAGCCGGCGTCGCCCAGGCGGCGCAGGCGCGGGCCTTCACATCTTCACAGGACGCGCAGGCCAGCAACCAGGCGATGTCCACCGAATAGCCGCCGCCGGGTCTTCGGGCGCTTCCAGCACCATGACGCTGCAGGTCATGGGCCGTCGCCGGGCGTTCGGGCGCAACAGGCCGCCGCTGCTCCGGGCGAGGGTGATCCATGAGCGATAAACTGAATTTCCTCGAGGGCGACTCGCCCGTCGGGCAGGAGGCCGCGTCCCACAACCCGGCGCCCGCGGAACCGGCCGGCGCCAGCCCGGAGCGCGACGAGCAGGGCAGGTCTGTCCCGCCGTCGGTCTCCGAGCCGTCCTCCGGGGCAGCGCAGGAGGTCGCGGCGCCGGCGCCCCAGCCGGAACCGGGGCAGATCCCCATCGCCGCCCTGCTCGAGGAACGGGACAAGCGCAAGGAGGCCGCCGCCCGCGCCGAAGCGCTCGAGCGGCAGCTCCAGAAGATGCGGGCGGCCCAGGCGCCGCGCCGCGCGCTGGAGCCAAATGAGCAACTGGAAATCGCGCTCTACGCCCAGAACCTGCGGGCCTCCCGCAAGTTCGCCGAACGTGAATACGGCAAGGACACCATCGCCACGGTTCACGACTGGGCGGCGAAGCGATGCGACACCGATCCCGTGTTCAATCAGCAGATGCGCTCAGCGGAAGATCCCTACGAGGCCGCCCACGCCGCCTACCATCGCGAGCAGATTCTGCGCACGGTGCGGCCCGGCGACCTCGCCGCCTTCAAGGCCTGGCAAGCGGCTCAAGCCGCGGCCGGTCCTTCCCCAGCCCAAGCCCACCACGCGCCCGCGTCCGTACCGCGCAGCCTCGCCACCGCCTCCGGCAACGGAGCGGCCGGCGCGCCGCATGTGCCCATCGGTCCGGGGCAGGCGTTCAACAGCGTCATCAGATAACAAGGAGCCTCGGCCATGGCCGAAACCATTCTCGCGACCGCTTCCGAGCGGCAGGTCTGGGTGACCAAGTATTTCCAGGAATACGTCCGTCACTCCCGTTTCATGCCCTACATGTCCAATTCGGACATCAACAAGGGCGGCATCATCCTCACCAAGTTCCAGGCCGAGGAAGAAGCCAAGCGTGTCATCAACATTCCCTTCATCGGCAGGCTCAAGTCGGCGACCGGGGTCACCGGCGCCCAGGTGCTGGACGGCCAGGAAGAGGAGCTGACCAACTACAACTGCCCGATCACCATCGACTGGCGGCGCAACGGGATCCGCATCCCCAAGTCGACGAGCTTCCGCACCGAGATCAACCTTTGGGACGCCGCCAAGGACGCCCTGCGGGTCTGGGAATCGGAGAAGCTGCGGGACGACATCATCCACGCGCTGGCGCATTGCATCACCGACACCAACGGGACGATCGTCCCCTGGGACCAGGCGACCACGGCCCAGCAGAACACCTGGCTGACCCAGAACCCCGACCGGGTGCTGTTCGGCCTGCTGAACTCCAACCAGGTGGCCGGCAACTACGCCTCCTCGATCGCCAACGTCGCCAGCACCGCCAAGGCGTCCTCGGCGATGATGGGCACGGCCAAGCGGATCGCCAAGCTGGCCGACCCGCATATCCGCCCCTTCCGGGTGGAGGACGGCGACGGCCGGGAGTTCTATGTGGCGTTTCACGGCGCGCGGACGTTCCGGGACCTGAAGCTCGATGCGAACATCATCGCCGCCAACACCGGCGCCCGCGCTCGCGAGGGCCTCGGCATGGAGAAGAACCCCATCTTCCAGGACGGGGACCTGATCTATGACGGCGTGATCCACCGGGAAATCCCGGAGATCGACACCTACTGCGCCTCCACGGTCAATCCGAACGGCGGGGCGGTCTGGAACGGGGCGGGCGCGGCCTCGGCCGACCTCCGTCCGATCTTCGTCTGCGGCGGCGGCGCCGTCGGCGTGGCGTGGGGCCAGGAGCCGACTCCGCGCACGGATCTGATCAAGGACTACGGGTTCCGTCCCGGCGTCGCGATCGAGGAACTGCTGGGCGTCAAGAAGATCAACTTCAATGGCGTCCAGAACGGCATCGTGACGGTCATCGCCGGCGCCGCCGCCGACTCCTGATCCCAGCCCTGATCCGGGCGGCGCCTGACGGGGCCGCCCGCGTCTCCATCATGAAAGGAGGCCGTCGCGATGACGACCTATTCGACCACGCTCTACGCCAACAACATCCCCTCGGGGACGGGCCATGGCGACTTCGACACCTCCACCCACCTGCACGCCGTCTCGGGCTCCATCTCGACCTGGGCGGCGGGCGACACGATCAACGTCGGCTACCTGCCGCGCAATGCGGTGGTGGTCGGCGCGATCCTCAAAGCGGCCAGCCAGCTGGACACCAACGGCGCGCCGACCCTGACGCTATCCCTCGGCGTGAGCGGCGCGACCACGCTGTTCAAGAACGCCATCACCACCGTCGGCCGGGCGGCCGGCGTTTCGGCGGACGTCACCCTGGCCGCGGCCGGGGCGCTCTACAAAAACACCTCCGGCGCGAAGATCGCGGTGCTCGTCACTGTAGGCGCCGCCGCGGCCACGCCGGTGGCGGGCACGCTGGAAGTCGACATCGAGTACTACGTCGAGGATCTCGCGGCGTCGAACCCGTAAGCCTCCCTAGAGCACGATGGCTTTAGACGGAATCGTCTGAAGGCTGAATCGTGCTCTAGATTTAAGAGTGTAGAGCCTGATTCAGCGTTCAGATCTGTTCCGTCTGAACGCATCAGGCTCTAGGCACGAAGGGCGCGGGCTCCGGTCCGCGCCCACCCCTTTTCAGATCATTTCAGGGTGAGCCATGGCCCGCGTCCGTTTCATCGGGGATTCGCCCACCTGCGTCTGGCTCGGCATCCGGTTCACGCGCTCGCACTGGGTCGAAAGCCGGGACGTCGATCCCGCCGATCTCGAGCGCCTGAAGGCGCACCCGCACTTCGAGGTCGCCGACGCGGACGCCACCCCGCCGGCGCCGGTGAGCCGCCGGGAGTCGCGGCGGCAGGGGGGCTGACCGATGGCCACCTGCCGGGTCGCAATCAACAACGCCCTGCGGCTGCTGAAGGCGGTCGCCGTGGGGGACGATCCGACCGCGGACGAGCTCGCCGCCTCGCTCGAGGAGGTCCAGACTCTGGTTCTGGCCATCCATGAGGCCAGGGGTCCGCTCTACGAGGTCGACGTCTCCGGCGCCTACTGCCCCGGCGAGGACCAGCGGGTGCGGGTGCAGGCCGGCGCCACGGTGGCGATCACCCTGCCAAACAGCGTCTCACTGCTCTGGACCTATGACCCATTCGACTACGGGTTTCTGCCTGGGTTTCCGGGCCTGCCACCCGCCGGCTCGACCGGGGCCGCGGACAACATCCAATTCCGCGCGCCACGTGACGGATCGCGCATCGAGATCATCGGGACCTCGCCGGCGCTGTATTTCTACAGGGCCGACCTGAACCAGTGGATGGCGGCCTATGGGCTGACGATCGACGCCGAACTGCCGTTCAATAATCGTCTGACCTCGGCCTTCGAAGCGATGCTGGCGGAGCGGCTCATCGACGTCGTCAGCGACATCCCGCTGACGCCGGCGCTGCAGCACCGGATCGCGACAGGCCGCTCTGCGATGCTGCTGCAATCCGGACGCCGGCACACCCGCCGCGTCGGTGAATATTTCTGAAGGAAATCGACATGGGCGTTTTATCGAGCCAGCCCAACACGCTGGACGTCTCGGTCATCGGCTATTCCTCGCCGGACGGCCGCGCGATCGCGGTCACGTCCAACATGGGTATTCTATTCTCGGACGATTTCGGCGGAGTGGCGCTCGATACGGCAATCCGCTGGGATGTGTTCGACGGCGGCCTCGGCGCCAATCCGACCCTGCATGGCAAGAGCGCCACGCAGGCCGCCATCGGCTCGGGCGTGGCCATGGGTAACGGGGTCAACGGCGGCGCCAACAGCGCCCTCACGGTCGCATCGTCGGCCCTGACGGTCGCCATGGGAACGACGAACGGCGCGGAACTGTGGATCCTCAGTCAGCAGACATTCGCCGGTGGCGAGGATCTGACGATCCTGCTCTCCAAGAGCCAGGCGCTGACCGCCAATTCGATCTTCATCGGCCTCGTGGAGGTCAACCCCAACACGCTGATCCCGATCCTCAACCCCAACCAGGCCGGCTGGTTCACGAACATGGGCGGCGTGGAATTCGGCGCCACCACCGGCCTGACGTCCTATGCCTGCGTGGCCATCGCCGACAGCAGCCCGAACACGGCGACCGGATCCACGGCCGTCGCGATCGGCAACCTCACCAGCACACAGGAATTCCTGGTCGAGTTCCACGCCGAGGACATCATCGCCAGCAACGGCGCGGTGGACAGCATCGCGGGCAAGTCGAGCCTGCCGAGCCGGGTCAGCACCCAGACCCCCAACGACGGCAAGGTCTACAAGCTGCTGATGCGCTTCCGGAATGTCGCGACGCCGGCCTCCAGCACCACGGTCGCCCTGCAGCGCATCCTGCTGGTGGACAGCCAGGAGATGCGGGTCGAGGTGACCAGCGGCCGCGGCGACAGCAACATCCAGAAGGCCGTCGCGGTGAACCTGTCCGGCAACGCGGTCGCCACGCGCACCACCGGCGGTGTCGCCACCTTCTCCCGGCTGTCGGCGGCCACGGCCGCGACCGGCTATGTGAAGGGCGCGCCGGGGCAGGTCTATTCCTATGACCTGATCAACACCCAGGCGTCGATCCGCTACCTGCACCTCTATAACCAGGCCACCGCGCCTACGCTGGGCACGTCGGTCCCGATACTGACGATCCCGCTGGCGGCGAGCTCCAAGACGTCGCTGTCGATCGACGCCGGCTGGGCGTTCTCGACGGGAATCGCATACGGCGTCACGACCGACGATGCGGCGACGCCCGCGACGACCGCCAGCGCCGGCGACGTGCAGGGCACGGTCGGCTACGCCTGA